CACTGTACGGTCAGATGATTTGCATAGAGAAAGAAGTAACACATTATTACTGCGTGAGGCGAGAAGAAGAGCCTAGCGAAGAGTAGAAGAGGCAACCGTGAACATCAACGAGTCTACAGATGTGACTATCCCGATTCGCAACTTGATCGCGATGGTGGCAGGCACGTCCATAGCAACGATGGCCTACTTCGGAATACAAGAACGACTCAATACCTTAGAGCACTCGCTCGACAAGTCTCAAATGGAAATAGAGCGCAATACCGAGTTTAGGATATTGTGGCCTCGCGGAGAGATGGGTGCGTTACCTGATGATGCGCGGCAGGATATGCTCATCGAGGGCGTACAGATGGACGTTGAGGATCTGCGAGCCATACAGAAAGAAGTGCATGACCTAACGATCCGTATTGGCACGATGGAGTCACTTTACAAGCAGGAGCCTGATGAATGAGCTTTGATAAGATTAAAGGTGTGATCGGTGGATTAGCGCCGACTTTGGGAGCTGCATTGGGTGGCCCTGTAGGCGGAGCGGCGGCAACTATGCTGGCTGAAGTTTTAGGATGCGATCCGACCCCGGCAAAAATCGAAAGAGCACTCCAGCAAGCAACCCCGGAGCAAATAGCAGAAATTAAAAAGGCCGAGTTAAATTTCGAGGCCAGGATGAAGGAGCTCGACGTTGACATCTTCGCGTTGGAAACCCAGGACAGACAACACGCACGAGATTCCTTTAAGGAAGACTGGACAGCACGAGCCATCGCTCTTGTCAGTGTTGCTCTGTTTGGCGCTTATGTCTTTACCGTTACTCTGGAACCACCTGCCGACGATGGGGTGGTGAACCTGGTGCTCGGTTACCTGGGCGGCATTGTGAGCGCGGTCGTGAGTTTCTATTTCGGGAGCAGCCAAAAAGCGAACAAATAGACAAGCGAGATTGATGGCATTTAGGGGGAAAAATGAGCGTCGATTTTAAAGAGCTAACCCGGTGGCTCGAACACCACGAGGGAGTGAAGCTAAAACCTTACTATTGCACCGGCGGCAAACTGACCATCGGTGTCGGGCGGAACCTCGAGGATGTTGGAATCTCGCGCAGCGAGGCTCAGTTCATGCTCGAGAACGATATTATCCGCGTGATGAAGCAGCTCGACGAGATGATTCCAATGTGGCGAGATCAGTCACCTATCCGCCAGCTCGTGCTGCTCGATATGGCGTTTAACCTGGGCGTGTTCGGCCTGAGTAAGTTTCAGAACACGCTCGCGCATATCGAGGCCGGCGAATATGACCTGGCAGCCGATGAGATGCTGCGCTCCCGCTGGGCGGAGCAGGTAGGCGCTCGAGCGACTAACCTGGCGCAGGCTATGAGAACCGGCGCCGCACCGTTCTAATGTTTCAAAGCTACGCCGAGGCCCGAGACAACCGGGCGGCGTATTTCTGCACCGGCAGGCGCTGCAAGCGCGGGCATATCGGCCCCAGGTTCACCGCAAATCGAATGTGCGTGCTCTGCTACCGTGAAAACATGGAATTCATGGACCCGGACACTAGGCAGCGATACCTCGAGAGATCCAGGCAGCGCGACCGGTTGAGACTGGCGGAACGCCGAGAGCAGCAGCGCCGCTACTATCGCAAATGGGCGCAATATAAAAACATAGAACGCAAATCGAGCCCGATACGTCGGCGCCAGGCTCGAGAGGCACGGTTTGATCTGCAAAGTCGCAAACGCTGCGCGACGATCTGTCGAGACGATCCCGCGACCATGCTCTGGATCGATTCGATCTATGAGGAATCTCGAGCGCTTACTCGCCAGACCGGCATCGAGTACACGGTCGATCATATCGTCCCGCTGCGCGGGAAGGATGTTTGCGGATTACACGTTCCCTGGAACCTCCAGGTGATGACGAAGTCGGAGAATTGCTCGAAGGGTAATCGCTGGGCTGAGGATGATGGCATTGCCGACTAGCCACAAAAAAGCCGCCCGAAGGCGGCAACAGTGGGAGAACGCCAGACCTGGCGTCGGAAATCAGGCTTATATCCTATTCTTTATCTTCAATGACTTCAATCGCACCTGGCGGGCTGGCTTGGCCTCGACGACCTTCTCGGGCTGCGCCTTGTAATTGCGGATAGGCCAGTCGACCTGATAGCGAGTCGAGTACCCGGTCGAGGCGTCGCCCATTTTTTTCATGATGGCGAGCTCGCATTCTTCGATTGATTCGCTGACGGCGTCTCTGTCGCGCCGTAATCCTTCCAGGCGCTCGATCTCATCGTCCAGGTCGTCCAGGTCGCATTCGGCGTCGGGATCCCTGGGGACGTTCGCTGAGGCGTCCTCAATCGTCACTGGCGGGTAAAACCTCTCGGTCTGTACCCTATCAGCGAAATCCTGGCAGAGCTCTGTAATACGCTTACAGATCGTCTCAGAGCGTTTATAGATAGTGATGCGCCGCTCGATGCTGCGATGCAGCGAGACCAGGATTCCAAATTCAGCGTTCGCTGCCATCATCTGCATATGCAGCTGTATCGGCCCGCGATGCAATGGCGGCATATCGTCGGCGAAAGCGCTGGTGCATTTACACTCGACCGGGATTAAGTATTGCAGCGTTATCTGATCGAGCTGGGGCGATGCCTGGTCGAGGTCGAGTATTTGCACGTATTCGCTCGCAAACACCGTCCTAGGCGTGTTCTGAGGGATCATACCGTCCATCGACACTTCGTAGTAAGGCGTGCGCTCGACGAGCGTCATGGCATCGATGCAGGGTTTCTCGAGGCCCAGGCGTTTGGCAGTGTCCTCGATGAGTACCGACTCGAGCAGATTACCGACCGCGCCAGGTTCGCCGATATCGGTCAGTGTCGACTCGCCATGCTTGGCGGCGATACTGCGGCGCAGCTCGTCATTCGGGGTTTGGTACGGGTGACCGTCGCCATATTTCCAGCAGTAAAGGGTGCCGATCCGGCTCCCGCTCATTTTTGTCTCGTCGCTAAATTTCCCAACCATTGTTTACTCTCTCCCATGTAGTGTCGAAAAAATCTCGGATTGTGATTTGAGAATTGATGATTCTCAAAAATCGATCGCAGTCGCTCATGTACCAGTGGTAATCGATGAACGATGCGAAATGATTAGTCGCGCGCTGCTGCAATTCATAGTCATCGCTATCGAACAGCCATCGCAGCGAGCGCTGAAATTTTGGTTTTTCTTGATCAGTCATTTTTAAATCGCTCCAGGATAAGGTTGATTTGCCGCTCGGTCAGAGCGACTCCGCTAGCGCCGGCGTTCAGCACCCAATCCTCGAGCGCTTCCGCTGGCGTGCAATGATTGTCGCCGGCGTACCGGATACATTCCTCGACAATCAGATCCAGGACTCTGGTTTCCGCTGTTTGTTCCATTGCTGCCCCCATAAAAAAAGACCGTCAAACGGTCTTTTCATAGTTCTCAATAAACTGGCGGATCGTGCCGTCGAAACTCTCCGCGTCTCTATTGAAGCGAATAATATCTCGATAGTACAGATCCCCAGGCAGCGCGCCGCATTCCTGGGCGAGCTCGAGGACGATCCACCAATCGTCGTGGGTGCATTGCGAGATGGTGTGCGCCTGGCGGTTGAGAACCGCGCCGGTGCCGAAGTTACCCTGGATTACATTATTCATTGATCTCTCTCCCTTAGTTTTTGTCGATTCCGTAGGAAACGCAGTCGATGACTTCATCCCAAAATTCGGCAGCGCTGCCGGAAAGCCAACCGATCACGATCGACTCGCAACCATTAAACAGCCAGGTGTGGCCTTCGGGCGCATCGACAACGATCGTCTTTTCGCTCCTGGTGATATAGCTCACGTCCCAATCGATCGCACCGTTGTGCAGGTCGATCATTTTTTCGGCTTTCGCTTTTGAGGTCATTGATCTGCTTCCCTGGTAAAGGCCGCTTATGCGGCCTCTTTGATTTCACGAAAACCGTTTGGCATGACTTCCCAAGTCTGAACTCCAACACGAGGGAGTACGATTGTCATTAGGTCGCCAACTGAGGTTGATCGCTCGCCGTAGCCCTGGGGATGCGCCGCTGCGATAAACTTCACACGCTCGTTGTAATCGCCGTTATCGTGGATGATTTCGCCATTAGAAAGCTGGAAAGTGCGAGGCTTGCTCCAAGAACCGTCGACGTTGTTAGTCCAACGAAAGGCGTATGAAAGCGCTTCAATAGTGTCGAGGTGGTCAGGAGCGTCGACAATTGCGACCTCTTTGTCGCTGCCGAAAATACCTGATTCGTTCATTTCGCGGTGGGTTACTAAAATATTCATTTTGCTTTCCTTTTTGGTTGTTGGCTCCCTCGAGCCGATGAATACAGTGTATAGAAATTTGACACCCATGCAAGGGGTAAACGCAAAAAAAGTTAAATTTTTTTTACAGGCAAAAAAAAGCCCGCGTTAGCGGGCGTTTGGGTTGGGGGCTGCTTAGTCTACTTTGACCCAGTAGCCATAAACCATTTTTTCGGTGCAGTCCCAGATGTCCTGGGCGACGCCGTGATCGACACAAACAAAGTGTCGTGCCTGGCGCGCTATCACTTTACCGTAACGGTAAAGGTCATACGTTCTGGCTTTGCGACCATCGAATTGAGGGGCTGGTCTCCATCGGTAGCCAAGCGCCCTTAGTGCCGCATCGTAATCTTCTTTGTAGATTCCGCTAGAAAGGCGACCGTTGCCCGCCTTGCCGTTCTTTGTGTAGTGGCGCAAAAACTTTTCTGCGGCCTTCCATTCCAAGCCCTCAGCAATTGCGAGAGCGCGAACGCCACAATAACCGCTCTCTGCTGATCTATGCTCGAGCTGTCCGCCGTCGTTAAAATTAAATGCTTTCATTTTGCTCTCCCAGGTTAGGGGCTGCTTACGCAGCCTTTTCCAAAATGCGATCTTGAAGGCGGTCGATCTTTTCCATTTCCTCGAGTGAGAGGTCGTCGGAGTGATCGAATACCCAGCCAGCAGAGCCAGCGACTACGTTCTCGAGCTGCTCTTTGCTCATCATGCCAGCGGTGGCAATTACTTCTTCAAGGGTGTCGATCATGCGGCTTGCGTTAATTTTCATTTTTTCGTTCCTTTTGGTTAGGGGCTGTCCCTCAGCCCATGTATGTAATGTATAAAAATTTGACACCTTTGTCTAGTGTTATAGGGCGAAAAATTGAAAAAAAGTAAAAAAAATTTACATTTCCGATTTGCCTGGTGTAAGGTTCAGCAAAACAACCAGGGGGGTGCTATGACACTCGAAACCATTATCAGCCATTTTGGCGGCATCAGTCAGACCGCTCGAGCGCTCGCAGTGACTCGGCAGACGGTCTATAACTGGCAGAAAGCCGGCGGGATTCCCGAGGCGCGTCGATACCAGGCGATGGCGATCATCGCTGTCGAGAACGAGCGAAAGGCGCAGCAGTAAGATGAGCATCAACTCGCGAACGAAAGGCGCCAGCGGTGAGCGCGAGCTGATCCGCGAGATCGAGGAATGGACTGGGATCCGGCTCGAGCGAAACCTGGCGCAATCGTTCGGCGGCGGTCACGACCTGATCGGTCTCGACGATTGGGCGATTGAATGCAAACGCTATCGATCGATCAGTGACGCCGATAAACGCGCATTCTGGGACCAGGCAGTTCGCCAGGCTAAACGAGTCGACAAAATGCCGGCGGTCGCGTTTCGAGAGGATCGCCAATCCTGGCGCGTAATTATCGTCTATCCAATCAACAGAGATTTGTACCCGATCGAGGACTATCGATCGACGTGCGAAATAGGGCTCGAGCTGTTCTGCTCGAAGATCCGGGAGACCTTAGACTGACAAGAGGAAAATCTATCGATGAAACTATCCGACATCACCAAAAATTCGCAGATCAAACCGCCAAGGGTGCTGATATTCGGCCCGGCGGGGATCGGCAAAACCACATTCGGCGCCGCAGCTCCGCGACCGATATTCCTGACCATCGAGGACGGTCTGGGCAAAATCGAAGCAAATGCATTCCCGCAGCCGAAAAACTATCTCGAGGCGCGCAGCGCGCTCGATGCGCTGATCAATGAGGATCACGACTACAAAACCCTGGTCGTCGACTCCCTGGATTGGCTCGAGCCGTTAATCTGGGCTCATACGTGCGAGCAGAACAAATGGCAGTCGATCGAGGCGCCAGGCTACGGGCGCGGCTATGTCGAGGCGCTCAAGTATTGGCGGGAGTTCCTGGATCGCGTGAATTACCTGCGCGACCATAAGAAAATGGCGACCGTATTGATCTGTCATTCGACCGTGAAACGGTTCGAGGCGCCGGACGCTGAGGCGTTCGATCGGTACGTGCTCAAACTGCAAGCGAAGGCATCGGATCTCGTTGCCGAGCATAGTGACGCCATATTTTTCGCCAACCAGGTCGTAAACACGATCAAAACAGAAGATCGCGGGCGAGTGCGAACTCGAGGCACCGGCAAGGGCGATCGCGTCATGTATACGGAGGAGCGGCCTGCCTGGATAGCGAAAAATCGCTACGGGCTGCCGTCGGAAATGCCGCTCGATTGGAAAACCTTTCAACAACAACTAGCAGGAGATCAGAACAATGTTTAATCCACAGGAAGTGTTAGCGGAGAGCTCATTACCGACCATTCAGGAAGGATGGCAGAGCGCGCGGATTAGCGACGTCGTAAGAAGAACCTCGCAGGCGGGCAATGTCTACGTGGAGCTTACGCTCGAGGTCGAGGGTGGTCGCGTTTGGGAGCGCATCAACATTCAACATCCAAAAGACAACGTGCGCGATATTGCCCGGCGTATCCTGGCGAATGCCTGCATCGCGTGCGGGGTGAACTCAATCGCTGATGAAAATCAACCTAACGAGCTCATTTTCCGCGAGTGCGATGTGCTGTTAGCGAAGGACAACGAGGGCTTTTTTAAGGTGAAGCAATATCGTTATCCCGAGGGCTCGGCATCGACATCGGTTCCTGCGCCAACAGCTGCTCCGCAGCCGGCCCAGGGTACAGGTTTCGGTGAAGATCCGATTCCGTTCTAATGCGCGGCGACCCGGAGGCGGTCGCTGACGCTCTAAACCTCAAAAAATCAGGGGGTGAATACAAGGGACCGTGCCCGCTATGCGGTGGGCACGATCGCTTTCACGTGCGCCCAGGAAAACAGACCGATCTGCTGATTTTTTGCCGGCACGGGTGTCAGTACCGCGACATTATGAGGCTGCTCGAGGCTCGAGGTATCGTCGAGGCGGGTGAGTTCATTCGACCGAAATATCGACGCGATGATCTCGAGCTGGCAGATTACGCGATTCTGGTGATGGAGAGCGCCGCCAGGCGCGGGGAGATCATTACCGAGTACGACGACAATAAATTCACCGAGCTCGCGCTGAAAGTCGACGCGACCCGGCGATTAAAAATAATTGGCCTACTGCGCCAACTTAGGGGAGACAATGCCAGATAATGATTATGTATTCGATCGATTTCAAGAATCTGTATTTAGCAAAACAAACACCGTCACCGGCTGGGATTGGAAGGTCAGTCAGCCGGAATGGATGCTCGATCGCTTAATACCCGGCGGATCGATTGGTATGGTGTTCGGCCCGTCAAACTCGGGCAAAAGCCACCTGGTTTGCGACCTGGTCACGACGATAGTCAAAGGTGACGCATTATGGCAGGGAATCCCGCTCAAAAGCGGTCCCGTCGTTATGTTCTCGGAAAGCATGGGGCATATCAAAGCCAGGCTTAAAGCCTACGTGAACGGGGACGCTGATCGATTGAGGTATCCGATCTATATGCTGCCGACGATCGCGATGGAAATGCATGACCTGGATCTGTTTCTGTTATGGCTGGATTTTCTGCCAGAGCCGCCGATGATGGTCGTGTTCGATACCCTGGCGACTGCTTTTTCGTTCGAGGAAAACGACAACCGGGAAGCGTCAAAGCTAATCAAGGCGCTCGAGTCTGAGGTGCTGCCCAGGATGCATCCGGACGGGACGATTCTGATCGTGCATCACACGAGCAAACAATCGGACGGGCGCAGCGCTCGAGGTGCATCAGCATTAGTCGCTAATATCGATTGGTCTATCCGGGTTGAGTGGGATAAGCAGATCGAGCGAACGATCGCACAATGGGAAAAGGATCGATGGCGGTTAATCGATCAAACGCCGCGGTGGGCTGGCGATATGCATCGAGTCACGGTCGAGTTCGAGAATGGTGAGGCCGAGATGGCGGTGCTCTCGTGGGAGCCCTATTCGCTCGAGGCGCAGGAAATGCATGAGGCCCTGGTCGAGGAAGGGAAAACAACGGCGCACAAAGACGAGCTCGCCAGGCTGTTACGTGAGCATGGTCGGGATGCTTTTTTCCCGACGTCACAGTCGTTTCCGCCAGAGTATGAGTCGCTGAAATTTGTGCTGCCTGGCAGCCTGAGAGCGCACGGGAAAATGCTCAAGGAATGGCTGATTGATACCCGAAAAACCGAGCCTGTATTCAGCGCCAGGGGTAAGGAATGCGGGTTCTTGGTGAGCTGGAAATAGGGCGTTTTTAAATTATATATATATATATTTCCCCTATAGTAAATATATATATACATATAATTTTTTAGAGGTATGAAGGGTGCCCCTAGTTTGGTTCCAATAATGAGAGACTAGGGTCTCTCTTATTATTGCAACAAAGCCGTCGGAGGCACCCAGGCGATACATATGAAAACTCATAAAACACCGATTACATTGGCGGTTAATATACTCAACGAGCGAGTCGGTAAAACGCTCTGGTATACCGAGTTTAAATTTTTATTTATTCGGGCTGGCGGAGATAGAAAAGAGTGCGCCGAGACGCTGGAGAAATTGGTCGCCGCATTTCCTAAGTGTTTGGCGTGGCGGAGCCGGATCGGTCACGGTCGAATGGTGACGTGCGACGTCGAGGTGTTACGTGAGATCGATGTCTGTTAAATTATTAGGCGTCCAGCAATCAGGAGGGGAAAGCGTGAAGCTAAACCGAATACAACTACAAGCAGGGCTGACGATGTTGATGGCGATCTTATTGTTTGGATTGATCGGTGTCAGTGATTATGAGCAGGCATTGTGCGATGCTCGATTCTACTGTGAGCAGGTACAGGTCGGAGCCTGGCCTGACTTTCAGGGTAACTATTGGGAGGTTTGCCACGATGGCGGATGACGTAAACAAGCCGGCGCACTATCGCACCGACGAGATCGAATGCATTAGCTGCATGGAGGCAGCCATGAGCCCGGAGGAGTTCGCCGGGTATTTACGCGGGAATGTGATCAAGTACCTCTGGCGGTTTGATAAGAAACACGCCGCGTTTGAGGATCGACAGAAGGATCTGCAAAAGGCGCAGTGGTATCTGCACCGGCTGGATTCGTTTCGACTTAGAACCTGGGGGCTGCCTGACGATGCGGGCAAGGGCTCGGGCGACAACATTTAAAAGACCAGGAGGTAAACAGTATGCAGCTGACACTTAAAAGCGATATTAAGCAACTCAAGCGCAGCCTGAACAAGTTCGAGCGACAGGTGATACCCCAGGCAACAAACCGAACGATCAACCGGGTTGGTGGTAAGGTGCAGACTCAGGTGCGGCGTCACGTCGCGAAAGAGGTAGGCATTACTCAGAAGGCGCTGAATCAACGAGGCTTTTTCTCTCGCGTGCGCTCGAGCGTTAGGACGCTGACGTTCAGTGTGATTGTGAAGTATGGCGCGATACCGCTAAAAGACTTCAACCCTAGACAGACCGCTCGAGGTGTTACGGCGAAAGCCTGGGGCAACCGTAAGACATACGACGGCGCATTCGTATCTGAGAAGCTAGGGCGTCATGTATTCGTTCGAAAGACCGGGAAGCGCCTGCCGATTAAAAAGTTATACGGACCGATACCGTCCAGACTGACGACAACGCCGGCGGTTGAGAGGAAGGTCGCTGACGTCGTGAATGATTCATTCATGA